ACTTTCTTTGCAACAGATTGTTGGGGAGCAGTTTACAAAAAAGGTGAAAGTTGTAATCCACACGCACATCATCCTGCCGTTTGGAGTTTTGTTTACTATGTACAAGCAGATCCAAAAAATGCTCCATTGGTATTTCCAACAAGTGGCAATGCCATATATCCAAACACAGGACTAATGGTTGTGTTTCCTGGTTGGGTTACTCATAGTGTGCCACCAGAAGAAAGTGAAAAAGAAAGATTTATCATTGCTGGAAATTTAAGTATTGACAGACCACAGGCAACGAGTGTATAATATACAATCAAAAGGAGAATCATCATATGAGTGATAGAACATACGGTCCAGACGAAAAACAAAAACTTGAAAGACTAGTAAACGAAGGTTCACAAGTATTACAAGAAGTTGAGGACTTACAAACAGGTTTAAAAGATACTGTAAAAGCAGTAGCAGAAGAATTGAATGTAAAACCTGCTTTGATTAACAAGGCAATCAAAATTGCACACAAAGGCGATTGGTCAAAAGTAGCAGATGCTTTTGATGATTTGGAAACATTGGTAGTTACAGTTGGCAAGGACAAGTAGTGGGTTTTGTAGAGTTTTTTCGAAAAAGTTATAGGAGTCATCCACTTGCTTTCTATTTAGAAATGGTAAGTGCGATCACTGTTATAATCGGAAGTGCGATATTAACCTACACAGTTCTTGCTCCAAGACCAGACATATTCATTCCATTTTATTGGATTGGAAGTACCACTGGATTCTTTGGTGCATACTACAGAGGGTCAGCATGGGTAATGGTGTTGACTGCTTGGTTTACTACAATGAATACAATAGCACTTTGGAGACTTTTTCTTTGAAATATATAGTTGACATAGACGGAACTATATGTTATACTGTAAACAGTAACTATGAGGAAAGTCGGCCGTATAAAGACCGCATATTGCGTTTAAACGGCCTATTTGACGAAGGTCACGAAGTACATTACTATACTGCAAGAGGCTCGCAGTCAGGCAAAGATTGGCAAGAATTTACAAAGGCACAGTTAGATGATTGGGGTGTAAAATATACTTCGGTTCGAGTAGGCAAAGAACATTATGATAAATGGATTGATGATAAGGCAATTAATGACAAGGAGTTCTTTAAAGATTGATGTAGTCCTTAAATGGATAGCAACAATCACTCTTATAATAGGAACTTTTATAAATGCAGGTTATCCGCATTTATATCCAATAGGCCCGGCTGTATTGGCATTGGGTGGAGCAATTTGGTTAATAGTTTCTTTTATGTGGAAAGAACCGGCGTTGATAATAACAAATGCAGTCTTGACAATAGTTGGGATTGCGGGTATAATGTTAGCAACGTCATGATAAAGGTACAGTCGGCCATAAGCGACATATTTGGTATTTGTCAGCCTCAAATGACATATAGGAGAAAAGATGAGTTACGTAGACGCACAATTCGATAGAGATCAAGATGTTATTCGTGTAGTCGAAAGAAAAGAAGGTAAAAGAAATTTTACTGAATATCCTGTTAAATATACGTTCTATTACAAAGATCAAAGAGGAAAATACAAAAGCATTTATGGTGATCCTCTAAATAGAATCGTAGCTAGAAATACAAAACAATTTAGAAAAGAACTTGCAATAAATCAAAACAAAGATTTATTTGAAAGTGATGTCAATCCAATATTTCAATGCTTGAGTGAAAACTATTTGAATGTTGATGCTCCAAAACTAAATGTAGCATTTTTTGATATTGAGACTGACTTTGATCCTGAACGTGGATTTGCTGATCCAAGTGATCCATTCATGCCAATTACTGCAATCACTGTACACTTGCAATGGCTAGACAGTTTGATAACACTTGCACTTCCTCCGAAGACACTTACAATGGATCAAGCAAAAGAACAAGTGAAAGATTTTGACAACACACATCTATATGAAAAAGAAGGAGATATGCTTGAAGCATTCTTAGATCTTATCAAAGATGCTGATGTGTTAAGTGGTTGGAACAGTGAAGGTTATGATATTCCTTATTGTGTCAACAGGGTAAAAAGAGTTTTAAGCAAAGATGATACAAGACGTTTTTGTTTGTGGAAACAACTTCCAAAGAAAAGAGAATTTGAAAAATATGGTAAAAAAGCTGAAACCTATGACTTAATAGGTAGGGTGCATTTAGATAGTTTAGAATTATATCGTAAATACACATATGAAGAAAGACACACTTACAGGCTTGATGCCATTGGTGAAATGGAGATCGGTGAAAAGAAAACTGTGTATGAAGGTACACTCGATCAACTTTATAACAATGACTTCAGAACATTCATCGAATACAACAGACAAGATGTTGCATTACTGGACAAGCTGGATAAAAAATTAAAGTTCATTGATTTATCAAATGAACTAGCTCATGCAAATACTGTTTTGCTACAGACCACAATGGGTGCAGTGGCAGTTACAGAACAAGCAATCATTAACGAAGCACATCACAGAGGATTACAAGTTCCAAACAGACCTAGACGTGATGAAGAAAATACTGCGGCCGCAGGTGCTTATGTGGCATTTCCTAAAAAGGGTGTACACAAATGGATAGGATCAATGGACTTGAATTCACTGTATCCTTCCGTTATTAGAGCATTGAACATGGATCCAGCAACTATTGTTGGACAACTTAGACAAGACTTAACACAGGCATTCATTGATGATCAAATGACATTACAAAAGAAGTCATTTGCAGGTGCTTGGGAAGGTAAGTTTGGCACACTAGAATATACTGCGGTTATGGAACAAAGAAAAGATGTTGACATAACTGTTGATTTTGAAAGTGGTGAAAGTGAAATCTTAAGTGCCGCGGAAGTTTACAAATTAATATATGATAGCAATCAACCATGGATGCTGACTGCAAATGGTACTATACTTACAAATGAATTTGATGGCGTTATTCCGGGCTTGTTAAAACGTTGGTATCAAGAACGTAAAGAATTACAAACAATGAAGAAGAAAGCCATTGATGCAGGTAATCAAACAGAGATTGCTTTCTGGGACAAAAGACAGCTAGTTAAAAAGATTAACCTAAATAGTTTATATGGTGCAATACTTAATCCTGGTTGTAGATTCTTTGATAAACGTATAGGACAGTCAACTACACTTACAGGCAGAGCTATTGCAAAACACATGGCGGCAGAAGTAAACAAAGTTATTACAGGTACATATGATCACGTAGGTGATAGCATTATATATGGTGATACTGACTCGGTGTATTTTAGTGCGTTCCCTATATTGAAAAAAGAAATAGAAGCAGGACAGATTCCTTGGACCAAGGATAGTGTCATTAAATTGTATGATCAAGTTTGTGGAGAAGCAAACAAAACATTTGGCAAGTTTATGATGGAGGCATTTCATTGTCCTAAAAGCAGATCAGATGTGATTGCGGCTGGTAGAGAGATTGTTGCAGAGTCCGGATTGTATATCACAAAGAAACGTTATGCGGCATTGATATATGATGATGAAGGTGAACGTAAAGATGTAGATAACAAGCCAGGAAAAGTAAAAGCTATGGGTCTTGATCTTAAACGTTCAGACACTCCTGTATTCATGCAAGACTTTCTAAGTGAAATATTAATGATGGTGTTGCAAGAAAAAAGTGAAACTGATATATTGGAACGTATCAGTGAATTTAGAACTGAATTTAAATTGCGTCCTGGTTATGAAAAAGGATCGCCTAAACGTGCAAACAGAATAGGTGATTACATGAGAAAGGAACAACGTGAAGGCAAAGCAAATATGCCTGGACACGTTCGAGCAAGTATAAACTGGAACACATTAAAAAGAATGAACGGTGACAAATATTCGCAAGAGATTGTTGATGGTATGAAAGTTATTGTATGTAAACTTAAAACAAATCCATTAGGATATACAAGTGTTGCATATCCAACAGATGAACTACGTTTACCTGATTGGTTTAAAGAACTTCCATTTGATAATGATGCTATGGAAGAAACTATCATTGATAATAAACTTGGAAACTTGATTGGTGTGCTAAACTATGACATAGCAAGTACATTACAAAAGAACACATTTAATAACCTTTTTGACTTTGGAGGCGCAGATGAAAGCTAAAAGAAATAAACTTGAAAGAAAGCTGGACGAGTACAATCATATAATGGAACTAATAAGAACCATTGTGCCAATTGCAGTTTTAATAATACAAGTAATCATCTTAATGAAGTTGGTATAGTATGGCAACACACGGAATGATAGACTTAGAGACACTAGGCGTTGAGCCGGATAGTGTTATTATCACAGTAGGTGCAATTAAGTTTGATCCTTACACTGATGAAGAGCCTCATAATGGATTATATCTACGTTGTGATATTGAAGAACAATCAGAACAACTAGGCAGAACCATAGACGACAACACAATGGAATGGTGGACTAAACAACCACAAAAAATTCAAGACGAAGCATTTGGAGAACACAAGGATCGTGTAAACATGGATCAACTTACAAAAGCACTTAACAAATTCTGCGTAGGTATTGATCAACTATGGTGCCAAGGTCCGTTGTTTGACTATGCAATATTACAAAATTTATACAAGAACATTAAAAAGCCTTGTCCGTGGAACTTCTGGCAAATCAGAGACAGTAGAACTGTTTTCAGCATGATGCCAAGTGATCCACGTAAAGCAATACAGGAAGAAATGCACAATGCACTAGCAGACTGTTATTATCAAGCAAAATGTATTCAATCAACATACAAACATTTTGGAGTTACAAATGGATCTAAATGAAGAAATGAAAAAATATATGGAAGAAAACAAACAAGTGTTTCTAAGCGAGATGAATAAAATTCACGAACGGTTAGACAAAATAGACAATGAAGTTGAAGGATTAAAAATAAAACTAGAAAAACATATTAGTTTCATTGATGAAACATATGAAGGTTTACGCAATCCAATCGAAGGAGTAAAAAGATGGCTGGGGAGATAGAAGAAATTTTAGCTGAGCTAAGAGAATATCGTGAAGAACTTGTACACAAAAATTATCCTATGGGTAGGATAAATGAAATAATAATGAAGTGGGAAAACAAATCTGTCAAAGAACTTAACAACGATGACGACATGGAACTTGCAGATGACACATACTACGACATGGATCCACTTGGAGAAGAGGATTGAAAATACTATTAACAGGTAGCAAAGGATACGTAGGATCCCATTTATTGCAACACTTGAAAGCACATCAAGTATACACAATAGACAAGTCCGACGGCAACGATTTGGTAACCTGTGATTTAAATTATGATGTGGATTTGGTAATACATTTAGCGGCATCTTCTGGAATCAGAAAGAGTTTAGAAAGACCAAAAGAATATTGGAACAACAATGTAATTGCAACCAAAAGAATATTTGATCATTTCAAAGACACAAGAATCATGTATGCAAGTTCAAGCACTTCAAAGGAACCAGAAAGAAATCCTTATGCACTTACTAAAAAGACTGTGGAAGAACTTGCACCAAGAAACAGTTTAGGTTTACGTTTTTGCACTATATATAGTAACAGTCAGCAAAGGCCCAATATGTTTATCCCTAGATTACTCCGCAACGAACTTTCCTATATCCATTCAAACCATAAACGAGATTTTATACACATTGATGACGTGTGTAGTGCCATTTGCTTTCTTATGAACAGAGATGTAAAAGGAGTAGTTGATATTGGCACAGGTGAAAGCACACCATTAGGAGAAATTGTAACCTATTTAGATCTAGAAGTTGATCGCAAATTGGGGGACGAACATGAAAGGTTATGCAATAAAGCAGACATTTCAACATTAACAAATTTAGGATGGTCACCAAAAGTAAAACTATTTGACTACCTAAGTCAACAAAAGGACTTGACTAAATGACAAATCTTTTGTACAATAAACAATCTAAGGAGAAAAACTGATGAAAGACATCTTACAAGATATGGTTGCTCATACACACTCACTAGGATTTTTGAATCTAGTGAAAGTGACAGGCGATGATCAATCTACACAAATTGATAGTATGGCAGAAGATAGAAGTGTTATCTTAACTGCAAATACAAAAAGCCCTGTGAATGAATTTGCGGCAACGTTTGGTATGCCCAATTTGGATAAACTTGCTTTGCATTTGAAGAATCCAGAGTATCAAAAAAATGCAAAACTTTCCGTTGAGAAAGCAACAAGGAATGGGGAAGAAGTTCCTACACACATTCACTTTGAAAATGAAGCAGGTGATTTCCAGAATGATTACAGATTTATGAATCAAGAGATCATCAACGAAAAACTTAAGAGTGTTAAGTTTAAAGGTGCAAGTTGGGAAGTAGAAATTGAACCAACTATTGCAAGTATTCAAAGAATGAAGTTGCAGAGTGCGGCACATTCTGAAGAAACTGTGTTTACAGTAAAAACTGAAAATAATAATTTAGTATTTTACTTTGGTGATCACAGTACACACGCAGGATCATTTGATTTTGCAAAAGGTATTGCTGGAGCACTTAAACACGCATGGAGTTGGCCTGTTGCACAGGTACAAGCAATACTTGGACTTGATGGAAAACTTACAATGAAGATTTCAGATCAAGGTGCTATGCAGATAACAGTTGATAGTGGACTTGCGGAGTACAATTACATTTTGCCTGCACAGTCTAAGTAGGAGAGGATAGTGAATACAAATCTTACTAATGCACAAAAAGATTATGCAGTTTTTCTCCCTGCCATTAGTGGGTTTTTTGCAACCTTTGTAGGTAAGCAAAGATATGAGGAGTACGTAGAAAGATCACGTATTCCTAAATCCTTTCCAACAGAAGTAGAAAGTCTAAACTGGCTTGAACCTAAAGCCAGTATGTTCAACTATCATTGGAGTTTATATTCGGCAGGACACGCCGAGTTAGATGTAAACAAAAACTCTCCAAAAGAGGACATGATCAGAAACAGAGATCGCAACAACAGTTGGTTGCTTGGAGATTCAGGAGGCTTCCAGATAGGTAAAGGTGTTTGGGAAGGTGACTGGAAAGATCCTAACTGTCCTAAAGCAAAGAAGAAACGTGAACAAGTTCTTACTTGGATGGACAAGTATATGGATTATGGAATGATACTTGATATTCCTGCATGGGTGTCAAGGTCAGAAGCTGGACAAAAAGCAACTGGAATCACTACGTATCAAGAAGCCGTGAATGCCACAAGAATAAACAATGACTATTTTATGAAAAATAGAAATGGTAATTGCAAGTTCTTAAATGTATTGCAAGGTGAAAACCATACAGATGCAGAAGATTGGTATCAACAGATGAAAGACTATTGTGATCCTAAGAAATACACAGATCACTTTAATGGTTGGTCAATGGGTGGCCAGAATATGTGTGATATACACTTGGTGCTTAAAAGAATCGTTGCATTACGTTTTGATGGTTTGCTGGAAAAAGGATTGCATGACTTTATGCACTTCTTAGGAACTAGTAAATTAGAATGGGCAGTATTATTAACAGACTTACAAAGAGCAATTAGAAAGTATCACAACGAAAACTTTACAATTACATTTGATTGTGCAAGTCCTTTCTTAGCAACTGCTAATGGACAACTATACATACAAACAGAAACACTTGATAGAACAAAGTGGGTATATAGAATGGTTCCTAGCATAGATGATAAAAAGTATGCAAGTGATACGAGATTATTTAAAGATGGTGTACTGCAAGATAAAATATTTAAAAACTTCCAAGACAGTCCTGTATCAAAGGATATACTTGTAAAAGATATTTGCATTTATGCTCCAGGTGATTTAAACAAGATTGGCAAAGAAGGAAAAACAAGCTGGGATAGTTTCAGTTATGCAATACAGATGGCACACAACGTATGGCATCATATCAATGCAGTACAAGAAGCTAACAGATGCTATGACAATGGTATATATCCTGCTATGTTGGTACAAGAAAAATTTGACAGACTTTATTTCCGTGATGTTATTGATGCTATCTTTAGTACAAGCGATAGAGGTAAAGCAGAAGCAATCGTTGAGGAATATTCAAGATTCTGGATGTCTATCATAGGCACTAGAGGAGCAACAGGTAAAAAAACTATAAATGCCCAAACACAATTTAATGCTTTGTTTGATGATGCTGATAGTGTGCCGGTTGCTGAAACAGACACAGAAGACTTACAAGAAAGTAAGTTGGAGGAGTTAGAAAATGAACAAAAGTAAAGCAGAAAAAAAATTAGAACACGAACACAGATACTATGACAAGAAAGTTATAGAGATCACAAAAGATAGAAAAAAGGATAGAACTTGGGAAACCAAGGAACTATTACAAAGACACAAAAAAATTAAGTTGGCACTCAAGGATAAACTGGCAGGACACTAATGCAACATACTTCACTCTTTTCAACTCTTTTACTTGAAGACTATCTACATTTAGATAACAAGTCTATTGTTGATGCTTGTTATAGAATGAAGAAAGCACAAACTTGGGGTGAACAAGATGGTGGCTGGCAAAGTGATTGGATGATTGATGATCCTGCTTTTCAGGAACTGAAAGATGCAGTCAGTAATATGTTTAAAAAGGTACAGGAAGAGTACTACACCATTAACTGTCCTATTCAAATAAAGAATGAATGGGTGAATATAAATTATCCAGCAGGTGCAACAACTAATATTAACATGGTCCATATGCACGATAGAAATGTTCTAAGTTGCGTTTATTATGCACAGGCAAGTGAGAAGTGTGGCAACTTAACTTTGTTCAGTCCACATCAACTGTATGATCAAGCAGTTCCATATAGATATGTTAAAAGCCCTAATGAATGGAATAGCACAAGATTTAGAATCAAACCAGAAACAGGAAAGCTGGTATGTTTTCCAAGTTACTTGTTGCACAATGCAGGAAAAAACATGAGCAATAGAGATAGAATCAGTATTGCTTTTAATGGAGATATAAATGACGGGAGTTTCATGTGAAAAGAGATTATGATAACGGTGTAAAAGACAATGTAGTTTTCTTTGTGGGCAACGAAGTTGAAAAGACTCCAGCACACATGATGAGAACTTTGTTTGTTGTAGGCACACAGTTTTCAGTTGATATAATGGACAAGGCAAGAGAAAATGATTGCAAACACATATACTTGGGTGCTAATCAAAGTTTCAATCCAAACAACGATGATCAAAAGGAAGACTGGGACGATATGATTATGCCACTTCTTGAAGAAGGTTGGTTGGTAACTTTGGATTATGATATCAAGTATCATCAACACGTGGTTGATTTTGATTACAATCGTTTTGAAAACTTTATTTCGCAGATAAGTGTAAAGATGCCAAAAATTGAAAACTTAAATGAAAATGCTTGTATCAAAGTTGATGATCAAGATTTCAAACATAGCAACAAAGGTGTTTGGATCCATAATGTAAAAGATCTAAAATTAGATGCAAACTTTACAAATTGGGACGAGTATGGTAGAGATACTCCATTAGAAGAGGTTGACAATGTGGGACAGTAGTGCTATAATAGATGATAGTAGTAATAAAGAAGAACATATTCCGTATAGGGAAATGATAAGGCAAAAATACAAAGAAATAGGAGAGGCAACTAGAATGAAAGATGCAAAAAGAATGATTTGGGTTACTTTTAGAAAAGAAGGAATACATAAGTATCCTGCGGCACTAGAAGATCCTAAACTAGCAACAGGTGATGAATATGATGTATCCTTTTTAGGTTATCCACACAGACACATATTTCATTTCAAAGTAGCAATTGAAGTTTTCCATGATGACAGAGATATTGAATTTATACAATTCAAGAGATGGTTAGAAAAACTTTATCAAGAAAAAACTTTAGAATTAGATTACAAGAGTTGTGAAATGATCAGTGATGATCTTTATACACAAATTAATGAAAAGTATCCAGGCAGAGAAGTCCACATAGACGTTTCTGAAGATGGAGAAAATGGTGCACATATCGTATACAGCAAATAGAAGAGGAGAACTTGACGTGTCTTATTTTGCTAAAAACCCTGACGTTGTAAAGATTTTTGACGACCTGGAAAAGTTTAAAAACTTTTGTAGGTTTGAAGGTTACAGATTTAATGAGAAAGATCTGTATGATAACAAGAGTCGTGCATACTCGGCCTTCTTGGATCCACAAGCCGCAAGAGCTGAAAGGAAAAGGCGTAGAATTGCTCGATGGAAAAAGAGGAAACTAAATTGATATACATTGTTGATATTGAAGCAGTAGAAACACGTTATACAAAGCAGTGGAAGGAATATCTTCCAAAGCAACTAAAACGTTCTACTAATCAAGAAGTTACTGTTATAAGTGGAGGAGATACTCCACAAGCAACCACTCCAGGTGCATTTTTAAACTTTGGAGGCACTAATGTTTACAAGAGCAAACAGTTAGAGCAAATAGGAGAAATGTTTTGTAATGGACAAGTTAAAGATGGCGATTACTTCCTTTATACTGATGCTTGGAATCCTACTGTTATCCAGCTTAAATATATGGCTGAACTGCTCGGAGTCAAAATTAAAGTGGGTGGATTGTGGCACGCCGGTTCATATGATCCTGCGGACTTTTTAGGTAGACTAATAGGTGATAAGCCTTGGGTAAGAAATGCTGAAAGGTCAATGTTTGATTGTTATGATCACAACTTCTTTGCAAGTAGTTTCCATATTGATATGTTTATTGAATCCTTTAAAGAATATGGCAACTACGTTGGACTTACTACTGAGAAAAACAAGGTACAAAGAGTTGGTTGGCCTATGGAGTATTTAAAGAACAGTTTAGATAGTTACAAGGGTATGCCAAAGGAAAACATAATTTTATTTCCACATAGGATTGCTCCAGAGAAGCAACCAGACTTATTTAGAGACTTACAACATGACTTGCCTGATTATGAATTAATTGTTTGTGCAGACAAGACACTTACAAAGAATGAATATCACAACTTGCTTGGTAGAGCAAAGATGGTGTTTAGTGCAAACTTGCAAGAGACACTTGGCATAAGTTGGTATGAAGGTGCATTGGTTGATTGTATTCCTATGGTTCCAGATAGGTTAAGTTACAGTGAGATGGCACTTGATCAATTTAAATATCCAAGTGCTTGGACAATCGATTCTGATGGTTATGCAAAACATAAGGCTGAACTGATTGAAAGAATTAAAACTTACATGGAACACTATGATGAATATTTGCCTATTGTAAGACAACAGGTTAAAAAATTACAAGCTGAATTCTTCAGTGGCAACAAACTTTATGGAGCGATAAGCAGTGAACGATGAAGATGAAAAAATTGTTGAAGTTCAATTAGGAGATGATAAACCTTACACAATAACTTATTCAACTGGGGGAGCAAGTACGATATCAGATCCTGCATACACACTAACAAGTTCAGATCTTACAGATACATTGGACATGGGTGGAGGTCAAACATCATTTGCACCTACATATAGTTCATCTATAGGAGATGGAGAGATTTCGTTTGGTGGTATTGATAGTGGTGTACAAAGTTGGCCAAGTGAGTATAGAATTGAGGAAATGATTAAAAAATATCCTGCACTTAAAATTGCATATCTTAAATTTAAAGAAGTGTATGATTTAGTGAAAGATGATTATGCAGATGGAGATGACGATGAGATTCCTTTTTAAGGATAGGAAACGTATCATATTTGACAGAGGAGGCACTATTCCTTATTTGGTTAGATACTATGTGTTCCTAAAGGACAGAAAGAACTTTCCTTTTAATATCACGTTACACAAAGTATTAGAAAGCGATGAACCTCAACTTCATGATCATCCATGGGATTGGGGTGCTTTAAT